CAATATGCCATGGCTAAAACTTTAAGAAAAATAAATAAAGGATAATTATGCCACATAATACTAGAAGAATGAATAGACTAGAAGAACTTGGCAGAGTAGACGCTGAAAGAGCATTTAGTAGAAGAGGACGTAGAAATCTTCGCGATGAAAAAAGAAGAATTGTAAGTGGTCTTAGAGGCGGCGGAATTGCTAAAAGAGGCAAAGGAATTGCTTTGAAACACGGCGGAAGTACAAATAAACATGTCAAGTCTATGGGTAAAGCTACAACAGGTGGTGGCATCGCTATCAAATAATGGATGAATTAATTTTAATTAATAAAATTCAAACAAGACTCAAAGAAAATTTACAATCAATCGGTGATGCTATGTTAACGGGCAGTGGAGTTGACAATCACGAAAAATATAAGTATTTATTAGGACAGGCACACGCGGTACAATTAACATTACAGGAAATCTCTAACCTGCTAAAAACTAAGGAGCAACATGACTCAGGCGGAAACATCGTCGATATTAAAAGAAGTCCCAAAGCATAAAGATGCTTTGCAAGATAAATATAACGAAGAATCACAAAATTTAAAAGAACCTTTACATCCCGACAATATTACAAACACTGATCAATTACCTAACCCTTCGGGTTGGAGAATTTTAGTTTTACCTTTTACCCCTAAAGATAAAACTAAAGGTGGAATTATTATTGCACAAGAAACTTTAGAGAAATTAAGAATAGCAACCAATTGTGGTTATGTTTTAAAGATGGGACCCTTATGCTATTCGGAGAAGAAATTTACATCAGGACCGTGGTGTAAAAAAGGAGATTGGATTATCTTTGCTCGCTATGCGGGTTCAAGATTACCAATAGAAGGTGGAGAAGTTCGACTATTAAACGATGACGAGGTTTTAGGAACGATTAAAGATCCTGAAGCTGTTCTTCATCATATTTAACATAGGAAAGGAACTATGCCACAAGAAGAAAAAGAAAAACATGATCTTATTGACGTCGGCGAAGAAGAAGGCGCTGAAATTAATTTAGATGAGAAAGGTGAACCGGAAAAAACGGAAGCACCCCAGGAAGAGAAGATAGAGGTTGAGGAAGTAGCACAGCCCGAAGAAAAAAAAGAAGGTGGAGAGGTTACAGAAGAGACAAAAGAAGAAAAGAAAGACGAGAAAAAAGAAGAGTTAGAAAAATATAGTGAAGGCGTTCAAAAACGTATTAGTAAACTAACTCGTAAAATGCGTGAAGCAGAACGTCAAAAAGAAGAAGCCGTTGTTTACGCTCAATCAGTAAAAAGAGATAAAGAAGATTTAGAAAGTAAATTTTCTAGATTAGATAAATCTTACGTTTCTGAATTTGAAAGCAGAGTTAAGACTAATATGAAAGCTGCTAAACAGGCTTTAAAAACTGCTATTGAATCTCAAAATGTTGAAGGACAAGTTACTGCACAAGAGCAAATTGCAACATTAACAATGGATGCTGCAAGACTGAATGCTTTAAAAGTAGCTGAAACTTCAAAACCTCAAGAGAAGGATGTTAAGATTACGCCTCAACAATATAGGCCACATGTTGCACCTGATCCTAAGGCAGAAGACTGGGCAACCAAGAATACTTGGTTTGGTAACAATTCTGCGATGACTTATACGGCTTTTGATATACATAAAAAGCTTGTAGAAGACGAAGGTTTTGATCCTAAATCAAATGAATATTATGAGGAGGTAGATAAAAGAATAAGACTTGAATTCCCTCATAAATTTGATAAGATGGAAGGAACTTCTACAGAAAGAGAAAAACCTTCTCAGAATGTAGCCTCAGCGAAACGTTCAGCTTTAACAGGACGCAGAAAAACTGTCAAACTCACACCTTCACAGGTAGCAATTGCTAAAAGATTAGGTGTGCCACTTGAAGATTATGCAAAACAATTAAAAATCACGGAAGGAGTATAAGCATATGGAAAAAGAACAAAAAACTTCACGTGCGAGTCAAACTAAAGCTAAAACAGCTAAAAAAGTAGTATGGACTCCACCCTCATCTCTCGATGCACCGAATGCGCCGGCTGGTTACCGACATAGATGGATAAGAGCAGAAGTCATGGGCTTTGATGATTCAAAGAATATGGCGGCTATGATAAGATCTGGATACGAGCTCGTAAGAGCTGATGAATATCCAGGTGAAGATTATCCAGTTATGAAGGAAGGCAAATACGCAGGAATGATCGGAGTAGGAGGCCTAGTGCTGGCTAGGATACCAGAAGAAATCGCAAAGGCTCGTCAAACTTATTTTGACAAGCAAAACGAAGCTAAAGAAGAAGCTATTAAACACGATATTCTGAAGGAACAGCACCCAAGTATGCCAATCTCACAAGAAAGGCAGACTCGTGTAACCTTCGGTGGTACAAAGAAAAACTAAATTTTTTAGTAATTCCTAACCAACGAAATTTTAACTAACCGTAGATTACGTATAGTAATCTACAAAAGGAGCAAACTATGGCAAATGCAAGTACAACTGGATTTGGTCTAAGAACTGTCATGAATGTTGGAAATACTCCAGCAACTTCAGGACAATCTGAATATCAAATACAAACTGCACCCGGTGTAGCAACTAACAAAGGTGACCCCATGTCTACTCAAGACTCTGGTGGTACCCAAGGCTATCAACAGGATGCATCCTTTACTACTACAGATGATGGAGGAAATGGCGGAACTGCATGGACAACAGATAATTCTGCTTTATTCACAGGCGTTTTCAACGGAGCATTCTTTATAGATGCTAACGGAAAACCAACCTTTGCTAATAACATCGTAGCAGCCCAAACAACGTCGACCGACTACAACACAGGAAGTGCTGTCATTACGTGTTTTATAAATGACAATCCATTCCAAGAATATTGTGTTAAAGCGGACGCATTGGTGGGAGCAAGTGAAGCGGCAGCGCAAGTCCTTATGGCAGCGCAGTTACTTAACTATAATACTAACAACTATACAGCGACAGATAACGCGAGTGGTCAATCAATTACTACTCTAGATATCGGTTCTGCGAACCTGAAGAGTATGTTCAAAATTGTAAGATCAGCAAATGATCCGGAAAATAAAGACCTAACGGCAGCCGGAGCAAATCTTATCGTATCAATTGCGGGCGATTCTGGTTTGTATACTTAAACAATCTAAATAGGAGATATAAAAACATGGCAATATCAAGAGCACAACTAGTTAAAGAACTAGAACCAGGTTTGAATGCACTATTCGGCCTGGAGTACAAAAACTATGCTAACGAACACTCACAAATTTTCGATACAGAAAATTCAGACAGAGCTTTTGAAGAAGAAGTTATGTTATCTGGATTCGGAAATGCGGGTGTAAAACCTGAAGGTCAAAGTGTCAATTACGACGCGGCAACAGAAACTTTCACGGCTCGTTATACGCATGAAACCCTTGCTTTAGCGTTTTCAATTACTGAAGAAGCGATTGAAGACAACTTGTATGACAGACTTGCGTCTCGTTATACAAAAGCATTAGCTAGATCTATGGCTAACGCGAAACAAGTTAAAGCAGCAAACGTTCTCAACAGAGCGTTCAACAGTTCATACACTGGTGGAGATGGTTTAGAACTTTGTTCAACAGCACACGTAATTGTGTCTGGTACAGAACAAAATGAACTATCAACAGCAGCAGACTTAAACGAAACTTCATTAGAGCAAGCAATGGTTGACATTGCTGCGCTAACTGATGAACGAGGTTTAAAAATTGCAGCTCAAGGAAGAAAAATGGTTATTCCTTCGGCGCTTCAATTTACTGCTGAAAGATTATTAAAATCTGTCGGTAGAACTGGAACAGCTGATAATGACATCAGTGCTGTTGTATCTATGAATGTGATTCCACAAGGTTATGTGGTTAATCACTATTTAACAGATACAGACGCATGGTTCATTAAAACAGATGTTCCTAACGGACTAAAACACTTTGTTAGAGCACCAATCAAAACCGCTATGGAAGGCGATTTTGATACTGGTAACGTGAGATACAAAGCTAGAGAAAGATACAGCTTCGGCTGGTCTGACTGGCGTGGTGTCTTCGGATCACCAGGTGCGTAATAGCAACTAAAACAAATTAATGAGGCGGCCTCAAAACCGCCTCATTTCGACTATAAAGTAAGAAATTCACTATGAAAAACTTCAGAATTCAAATCCGATATTGTGGCTATTCTGCTGACTTTCAAATCACAGCGGAAGACTCTCCTCAAGGTATTGAAAACTCTATCCTTGACAAACTAGGAAAAAATGAGGTATTATTTGAAAAAAATGGATTCATTGTCAGAAAC